TTTCTTTGGTAATACCTTTAATTTTGATTTAGGCAAGAAAGAAAACTTTGAAAAATTAGAAAATCAAACTCATTTGAATAGGGTAAAACTATCCAAACATGATGTTGATATGAAAAAACTTACTGTGTTTTTTATGAACTCTAGTATAACTCAAGCACTTGAAAAAAAGTTTAATACTAAATTAACGTTTGACTCTGCAGATGTTTGGATTGATGGCAAAGGCTATAAACTAGTACCGCATGTCGATGATTCAAGAATTAAATTACATTTACAAATATACCTCAGCAACGACAATGAGGGAACATCATTGTACAATCCTCAAGGAGAACTACTATATACATTTCCTTTTAAAGCAAATTATGGTTATGCACTGTATAATGGTGCATACAGTTATCATGGCGTAGAGGAAATAGACAAAGACGGTAGAACCAGTCTGTACGTTAGGTATCAATAAGCAAGATATCTATCAGCTGACAGATCATAGATCATGTTCTTTTTGAACTGCCAATCTAAATAAACATCACTAAATTTTTTAGCAATGTTGTTGTATTGTTGTTGTGTTTCCATATGCCCAGGCTCAAACACTTGGACAGTGTGATTTTCTATGTTGTGTCTATAGGCAAGAAAATTTAAAGTTAATTTTTCTAAGCCATAATCTAACGGACCGGCTTTTTGCCAATTCATAAATGTGCCTTGTTTGCTTGTGAACGCAAATATTCTTTTTGCTTTAGAAAACAGTAAAGGCAAGTTATCATTAACACTAGTGTTGCCTGTTGCTGTGTGTATTAGTACATCGTATGTTCGTAGGTTACGTATGCAGTTTCTATCTGTAACATCTAGCATATCTTTACCGTAGTAATCACCGTCGATATACTGCTTTAAACTGTTTGCTAAAAATCCATTACCACCTGTAATTAACACTTTCATTATATTACTATTTCGACATCGTTGGCATAGTTTGTAAAGCCGTTTTCTTTAACAACTTTTAGTACAGAATTTACTCTGCTTACTAGTTCGTCTTTGTGGGAAATTAAGAAAATGTTTTTATTCTGTGTTCTGCTCATGTCTTTAAGCACAGCCATGGAACTCTCAACGCCCGATAGATCCATACCAGCGTCGATTAATTCATCGATGAACAGTAGGTTAATCTGTTGATATAAACTTTCCCAAACATCTCTAAATGCCCAACTTAAACTTAGGATTAATCTATTTCTTTCACCTCTACTCAAATTATCAAAGTCTAACTCTCTGCCTAGCTCTTCAATACGCACACTTAGGTCTGATTGGAAAGTTACCGAGTGTGGTAGTTTTACTTTGCCTAAGAAGTGTGCTAGTCTTTGATTCAAATACGTTAAGTTTTGTTCTATAATTCTTGTTCTTATAAACGAATCTTTTGCTGTTAATAACTTGTACAAAAACTCTTGATGTCTGTGTAAATCTTCGAGTTCGTTAGCTTTTTCAAAACTAACTTCTTGTATTGCAGTCTTTTTAAGTTCTTCAACTTGTTCTGCATACGGGTCATGTTTTGCTTCATTCTGTTCCAGCTGTCTTTTCAAATCTTTTAGAGAACCTTTGTGATCGTGTGCTTCGTCTATTGTGTCGTAATACGTGTCTGGAGTATTACCTAGATCACCTATTGTGTCTATGTCCTGTTGTATTTTTACAAGATCGCTTTCTAGTTTGGTGCTGTATTCTTTTGATTCAGTTAGTGTTGCTTTAAGTTTACCTACTAGATGTTCATGTTTGTCGTCATGCAAGCCTTGTTCACATGTGGGACATTTGGCCGCTTCGGCAAATTCTAGATCTGTTACTGTTTTCTCAACTGTGCTTTTTGCTTTAGTAAATGAATCCTCATGATACGCTTTTTCTTTTTGTAAACTTCTTAATGCAGTTTGCAGTTCGCTATGTTTTTGCAGACGTTTATGTGCATCGAGCTCGACCTTAATGTCGACCTTCTCAAGCTCTGCTATTGCTTCACCAAAATTCTTAGCATCTTCTTCTTTCTGTGTTTGCCATGCATTGGATCTTATTTTTAAACTTTCGATTGATTCTTTAATTTTTTCATTGGATGCAACTCTCGTGTCCAGCATTAACTTTTCTTCAGTTAGTATTTGTTTAGTTGCTTTTTGTTTTTCTTTTAAAAGATCTGCTTTTGCTGACAGTAACGTAATACCAAGCAACTGTTCTATAATTTCTCTTTGCTCTGCTTGTTTAGTCGATAAAAACGGTTGTGTATAAGTGTTCAATGCAATTATGTTTTTAAACATAGCATGAGTCATGCCCATTAACCTGTTTATCTCTAATTGTGTTTCTTTATTCTCACCTTGTGCTTCGTTAGATTCTAAATTCTGTTCAATATTGTTTGCATAGAATTTAAATATCTGAGGTTTTCTTCCTCTTTCAATAGTGTACTCAATATTGTTTTTAATAAATTTAACACTTACTACCATGCCCTTCTCGTTGGTTTTGTTTACAAGATTATCTCTTCTAATATTTGTTAGGGCTTCTCCAAAGAACACATATGATAGTGCATTAATGATTGTTGTCTTACCTGTACCGTTCCTAGCACCTGCATCATCACCACCTAGGTCCATGTTCTCACCAATAACCAATACTAGGCTTTTGTCGGCAAAGTTAATAGCCTGAACTTGATTGCCCACACTCATAAAGTTTTTTACTGTAAGTTCTTTAATCGTCAGCATTTACTTTATCCATTAGTTTACGCCATCTCCAATAACCAGATAACCATACACTCTGCGGAGTGTCTTTGTCTGATACATTTGATACCCAATTCTTTTTGGGTTTTTGAGTTAATAATTTCCAAAATTTCTTTTTACTAATTTGTGACATCTAGATCGTTGTAAATTGCTGTTAAAATGTTTTTGTCGTAGGTCTCAGAATCAACACCTTGTAACTGTTTGATAACAATTTGGTCTACACTGTCAAACTTTTGTACTTCAACAAGTGGTTGTTGTGCTTGATCAATTTGTTCTGGTATTAGTTGTAATTCTCTTAATTTATATTTGTCTATAAAAGTTTCTCTAATAAAATTAGCCTCTTCATATGATATTTTTACATCAAGTGTAACTCTCACATACATTTTCGGTTTTAAGTATTTCTCTGGATCTTCTAATAATTCACTTATTTTAATAGTGATGTACCTAGGCATGTTAGGCCAATTAATGTATTTAGGTTTTCCGCCCATCTCTATGATCATCATGCCTCGGTCATCGTCCCATGCATCTGCGTAATTATGAGGGAACGCATTACCCATGTAGGTTACATTTTTCATCTGCTGTCTTTTATGGAAGTGTCCTGAGAACACTTGTCCGCAACCTGCAAAGTGATCAGTTTGTATTCCGCCTACATCTGGCATTTCTACCATAGCGTTCATTTTAAAGTATGGCAGTTCGAAGTGGCCGAACACATACGGCTGTTTCATTTTTTGAATCTTTTTATATTCATCTCCTACAATCCATGGTATAATTGCAACGTCATCTTCAACAATCCATTCGTTAACAAGCTGTATATTTGGTATGTTTCTTATAAACTCCATAGAATTAATTTCTCTTTTTTCTCTATAGAATAAATCATGGTTACCCATGATAACATAAACTTTTTCAAACGCCGCACCCAGTCGTTCCATGTTGGACACGGTGTAGTTCATTGTGGAAACATTGGTAGCTGATCTGTGATGGTGCCAGTCGCCTAGGAATATGCAAGTCTCACAGCCTTCTGCTTTGGCCTGCTCGATAAACCACTTAACAAACTCTTCGCAGTCATCGTTGTGTATTCTAGAATTACCCTTCATGCCGAAGTGTATATCTGTAAAACAAGCAACTTTTTTAAAGAATGCCATTTATATTACCATCTCTTTTTTACAATTGGTTGGTGATTGGTTAAATCGACTTTTTTAGAATTAACAGTTTTAAAGTCTTTTGTTTCAATCTTACCTTTTTTCTTTAACACTTTGTTTAGTTTTGCAATACCAGTTTTATTAACCTGCATAACATCGCCATGCACAGTTAACATTCTTTTTATGTGTGCAGGTGATTTTGCATCATTCTCATTTTGTCTAGTAAACGAAGGCATCATGTTATTAACTTCTAACAAGTCGTCTCTGATTGCTTGATTTTTCTTTTCTATGTTTAGTATTCTCGTAAAACTATTTGTAATTGCCGCAGTATAATATGCAAAAGGATTGTCTGATTTTGACTCATCGAATTGCAAACCAATCTGTGATAGTTGCATCAGTGCCTGTGATTGCATTTCATCATTGTATGTGTAACCTCTCCAATTGGATCTTGTTCCATAACGTTCACACAATTTCATGTACATCATTGCTAGACTATTAGTCATCTTGCCATGAGTACAACTAAAGTTTCCGTTGTCCATTCCGCCCACCCAATGTGATTTTCCTACACACTGTGGTGCACTTTTAACATCAAGCCTATAATGTTGAAACGGTGGGAAGTTCACTTTGGTGTGATGATCCGCTACTGTCTTTTTATTCTTTTTTCTTAGGTCATCTAGTGGCACATGATCAAACATCATTACCCTAAACACAAGATCTGTCTTTTCGATCTTCCTAGGTGATACTGTGTAGTCTGAAAGTTTAATTTTTTTAAGTCCTGCTTCTTTAGCCTGTTCCCATGCTATCTGTGTTAATCTCTTTGCTTTGGCTTTTCTAGCCTGTGCCACAGCACTTGCATTTAGTTTTTTCAAACTAGGCACTATTAAATCAAACAGCGAATCTTCATCACCGACATATGAGCAGTAGGAATTTTTGCTGGCATGTATTTGTGCCAATAAATCTCTGTTATTTAGGTACTTTACTCTTTTCATAATTCTCCAATGTTGTTAGTGTAAAAGTGACCACAAACAGGTCTGTTGTTTCGTGTCGTATGGGTTATTAAATGCGCCTATTCTTATGCCTATAAATATACTTTATAGTATACGCAATTATGAAAAGGAAAGCAACCATTTAAGTATGTCATTTAATATACCAAAAAGACCGTCTTTAGGAAACGTTATTAAAAAAGTAGGATCGGGGTTTTTTAGCAAAACCTGGGCACGATTAACGGGTGCCGGATTGGGTGACAACAGTCGTATACAGTCGGCTAAAGCAAAGTGGTCTGGAAGAACTGCCACAAGAGATTGGAGAGTAAGATTAACATTACCATCGAAATCTCCTTTTAAGTATTTGTTGTTAGACAACAATAAGCTATTGGAACCTTTGCAACAATCAAATGGTGTGTTTTGGCCAATAACACCTGCAGTAATTGTGCAGAACTCGGCAAACTACAATGCACTAGCACAGACACACAGCAACTATCCTTTTCAAGCATATCAAAATTCACAAGTAGACACTATTAGTATTGTGGGAGAATTTCCAGTACAAAATTCCGATGATGCCAAACATTGGATAGCCACAGTAAAATTTTTAAGAACAATGAGCAAAATGTCTTTTGGAAAATCCGAGGATCAATTAAAAGGTTCACCGCCACCAATTATGCATTTGTCAGGATATGGAGATCATGTTTATGATAAAGTTCCGGTGGTGATAAATCAGTTTAGTGTTGAATTAAGACCCGGCATTGATTATATTTCTACAAAACAAGCAGAAGTTGGAAGTTTGGGTGGAGTTGGCGTCGACGGCGAAGATATGAATAGATTTAACCAAGATGCAGACATGGCGGCCGATGCCTCGTGGGCACCGACAATATCAACTATTTCTTGTATGGTAACTCCAGTATACAGCAGAGACACAGTTAAAAACTTTTCACTGAAAAAGTTTGCTGATGGATCACTAGATAAAGAAAGAGGGATAGGATTAGTATAATGGCTGACTATTCAAACACATCACCATATCACGATACACCGCAAAATTCAATTAATTTAGAACCATTGGTTCCTAGAACGATAACAGCAGAAGCAGATGATCAAACATACACAATAGAAAGAACATATGCTTACCGACCAGATCTATTGGCTTATGACCTTTATGGCACACCGAGACTTTGGTGGGTGTTTGCACAGAGAAATCCAGATGAAATAGAAGATCCAATATATGATTTTAAACCTGGAGTAACAATACAATTACCCAAGGCAAACAACATCTCTAACGATTTAGGAATATAAAATGTCTGAATACGATGAGTACACAGGCAGACCAAAAAACTTTAGGGATTCTTCTTTTGTTTCCAATGAAAAAGACTATCTAAAACGAGCATCCAAAACGGTTAGCAATAAAATTAAGAACAATATAACGAAGAAAATCTCTGACACAAAAAACGACTGGTTCAAGAAGTTTACAGGTGGTGATCTCTCATCGTTTGGTGTTGTAAAAGATAAAGAAACAACAACAGACAATGAAGTCGGCTTACTAGAAAACGTACTACACAAGTTTGCAACCTTCAACACAATTTTTACAATAAGTGGGCTGTCCGAAGATGAATTAAAAAGTCATGCATACATGAAGAATCCTGTGCATGATATTATTGCGAGATCCGGAGGGATAGGAGATCCAAAAGTTAGTAATGGCAAATACCAAGAACAACAAAACGAATTAAAAGCAGAAGCTAAAGAAACCAAGCGAGGAACATTCCTTCATGGTAAAACGGCTAATAAAAAATATGATCCAAAAGAATCTGCTTTTATCCTAAGCAGAGGATTAGATCTGTTTATTGAAAACTTTACTATGTTAAGCACTGTTGGTCCAAATCCAGACAGAGGACTAGCAAACATAACAAAAATGAATTTTGATTTAATAGAACCGTTTGGTACATCACTTGTAGAGAAAGTCAAAGCGGCAACATTTATAAATGGATACAGAGATTTTATGGATGCTCCGTTACTACTAACAATAGAATTCAAAGGCACAGACGAACACGGAAAACCAATCACCAGTGAAGATAAAAACTATGTACGGAAAATTCCAATACTAATAGTTAGGGTTGAATTTGACCTAGATCAATCAGGAACAAAATATCAAATAATTGCAGTACCATTCGGTGATTTAGCTCATGACGATAGATTTAAATTTCCACGTACCCAAATAACAACCAGTGTAGACAGTGTGGGCGAATGGATAAAAGAGGTTACAGAACAACTGGACCTAGACCAAGATAAGGAAATAAAAGAAGGGATAAGACAGTACAAAGATCAATACGAGTTTTATGTGTCGTCGGAAGTTGCTGAAAAGGCCAAGTACGCTAAAACCTTACAAACAACAATAGCAGAATCTAATGCAAGTTTCCTTGAAAAGTTTTACAACAACTGGATAGCAGGAGATAAAACCAAAATTGATTTTACTCCCAAAATCAAATTAGCAGAAGCACAGGTAGACGGACAGACAAGTCTAGTAAAATATTTTGAAGATGCTATCAGAACAGGTGAGGGATATTCTGCTATTGCAGATAGATTTTGGCAGTACTGGCATATGCAAATGACACAATCTTCTGGAGGTTCTCCTAGTCAACAGTCAAAGACTAGCGACGGTGCAGACGATTATGACGGATTAATGAAGTTTTACAGCAGTAGTGACTTTCGAAACAAAGCGAAAGACAATCAATGGATACCTTGGTTTGAAATTAAAGTTGACGTTGACACACCTAATCCAAGCATAATTGATAGGATAAGAAAAGTAAGTCCAAAAAGAATAATTTTTAAAGCAATACCAAAAAAATTGCACTGTTTAAAATTCTTTCCGCCAGGAGTTAGTTTAGGATTTATGGATTGGTCCAAGTGGGTTAGAAAACAGTACAACTACATATACACAGGTGACAATGTGGACGTACAAAATTTGCGAATCAATTACAAGACTGCATACTATCTTAGAAACGTCAGACCGTTCAAAGACGAATATAAATCCAAAGGAAAATATGAAGACTTCCAAGAAAATCTCATAAAAGTTTTTGGGAATGAAGATTCTGATATTAGAATTGAGCCAAGTATCCAAATGGGTAAAAACACAATGAATGCAGGTTCGAACAAATCACAACAGTTCTACGATTACATAACAAATCCGCAAGTGGATATGATGAAACTAGAATTAGAAATACTAGGAGACCCGGCATTTATTTGTCAGGATCAATTTATAGGTATACACCAAGACAGAGCTAAAAAACCAGAAGGGATTGGTCATGGGGTAATAAGCAAAAAATTCGGCAGTTTTAATTCAGAAAATTTTCAACCATTAATTCAATTAAATTTTGTAAGACCGCCCGACGACATAGATGATCAAGTAGGCATATATGTACGCCACGCCGGAGCAGGCACTAAAGCAGAAAACACATTTTCTGGAATATATCAAGTGGTTAAGGTTGATTCGAAATTTAATCAAGGACAATTTCTACAGACGTTGCATTGTGTTAGAATGAATCAGCAACAGGCAGGTAATGCCGGAGCAGTGATAGAACAGCATATTTCTAAAAATTATGAAGAAAAAGGACAGCCGGTAGTAACTTTAGGTGGCAGTAAAAATGCTGACAAACTTGCTAGATTAAATGACATAACTAGCGATGTTGACATGGGTGCCGCATGGGGTAGAATAAAAGGAAAAGCTTCTAGCTGGGCCAAAAAGACAATTAAAAATGCTAAAGATAAAGCCAATGACAACGACTACATGCCGTAGGCAAGGATAAATTAAAGTATGAGTTATAAAATAGGCGGAGGCTTTTCAGACACACAGGACAATTCAAAAAACTTCAATCAAAAAGGTAGTTCGAATGATGCCGGTCCGTACATAGCAGTTGTCAAGAACACAATTGATCCTCTCAAAATGGGAAGGCTAGGTGTGGTAATTCCTGAACTGTCTAAAACAGACGGGCATGATATTAATCCATCACAGGTTATTTGGTGTCAGTACCTGTCACCGTTTTATGGTGCAAAGCCTTTCAAAGCAAATACTAAGGATCCATCAGAAGGACCTCAACAACGATCATATGGTATGTGGGCTATTCCACCTGATGTGGATACCAACGTATTAGTAATATTTGCCAAAGGTGAAAAAGGACAAAATAGTGCGTTCTGGATGGGCTGTATACAAGAACCATTAACGAACCAAATGATACCTGGAAACGGTTCATCGGAAAACACAATAAACAACTCAAACAAAATTAGTAATAGAGAAAGACAGATAGGTGCAAACGCAGGATCAAAAATAAAAAATTATGGTACAAATTTTTTACCGATACAGGAAAAAAACAAAAAAAGATATGGTGATGGAGAAACAAACCTCACTATGGATAAATGGGAGTTTCCAGTTAACACAGTTTTAGCAGACCAACTACTTGCAGAAGGATTAATCAAAGACGACACTAGAGGCACAACGTCATCAAGTGCAAGAAGAGAAACACCTAGCAGAGTGTTTGGATGGAATACACCAGGTGGAATAAGCAAAGACTCGAGAGAATTAAACATTGGGGTGAACAACATGCCTATCCAGGTGGACAGAGATCTCGGTCATTGTTTTGTTATGGACGATGGAGATGTATCCGGAAGCAATAAACTTGCGAGGATTAGAACAGCATCTGGACACCAGTTATTAATGCATGACACAGATGGTGTTGTGTATCTTGCAAACGGTTCCGGAAAAGCATTTATAGAAATGTCCAAAGACGGAACAATCAGCATATATTCTGCATCAGGCATCAACATAAGATCCGGCGGAGATTTTAATGTACACTCGGACACAAATGTTAACTTTCATGCAAGAGGTAGTTTAAACTTTACATCAGAACAAAATGTTAATCTTAACGCAGGATTTAATGTCAACACAATGGCAAAAAATTCAATACAAAATTCATCTCAAGGAGCAGTAAGGACATATGCTGGATCTGTTCTTTCATCATACTCAGGCGGTGGGACAATGGTTGGTGCAGGTGGGCAAGTACACATGGCAGGATCGCAAGTACACATGAATTCAATCCCTGCATTTAAATCATGGGGACCTAGTTGGCTAGTGCCAGAACATGGCTCTGTGGGAATAATCACAACAGACGGTAAAGATATTGACATAGAAAAACCAATCAAAGAAGGCGGCAAGCCAAATACTATGGATGTTACAACCACAGTATCAGATTTTGTAACACACGAACCATACACTAGAACCAGCAGTGAAGCACGTAAGAAAAACTTCATTAATGATGCAATGGCTCTGATAGCAAAAGAAAATCCAAAAATGATGCCGGTTGAGTTGAGACAAATTAAAGACAAATTAATGTCAAACAAAACTATTTCCGGAGTATCCTCTCAGGTTAAAAAAATGGTAGCATTAAACGATAACATAAATTTAAATATTAGCCAGATCAAAGGCCTTGTAACTAAGGCAAAAAATGTAGAAAGTTTAATAAAAAATGAAGCATTGGCATTTGTAAAAGGAAAAATAACAGCGTTCAAAGGTCAATTAACATCAATAGCAAAAGGTTACGCAAATACGGCTGTAAGTGCTGTGAGAAGTTTCTTCAGATTTTAAGGATTAAATATAGTATATGGCATACGATTCAAATTCATCAAATAGCACAGGCGCTGGGAAAGTTACTTTCAAAGGTTTTTCGTCAAGAGCAGAATATCAAAATTTTAAACTATACGATTTTGAAGTTGCCAAGCAGGATCTAATTAATAGATTATCAGTGCGTAAAGGCGAACGTGTTGAAAATCCAGAGATTGGTACGATCATATATGATGCTATATTTGAACCCTTCACAGAAGCTCTAAAAGACGCAATACTCGAAGATGTAACAGAAAATTTAAATGCTGACCCTAGGTTATCTACAAACGATATAACAGTCACTGAAGCAGACTCGGGCATAGCTATACAGGCGTCAATAACGTATGTTCCACTAAACATCACAGAGAAGCTACAATTCAACTTCGATGAGAACTCCCTGTTACGCCTATCTTAAAGTACGCACTTAATATATCCTATAAATACCGTTGTTAATATTAATAAAAAACAATGGCCACTACAGATAGACAAAATAGATTATTAGTTGCAGAAGATTGGAGAAAGATTTACCAATCCTTCCAACAAGCAGACTTTAAATCCTACGATTTTGAAACACTTCGTAGAACAATGGTCAATTACCTTAAAGAAAATTATCCAGATGACTTCAATGACTTTGTTGAAAGTTCTGAGTATGTAGCACTCTTAGATCTAATAGCCTATATTGCTCAAGCATTATCTTTCAGAGTTGATCTAAATGCTAGAGAAAACTTTTTAGAAACAGCAGAAAGAAGAAACTCCATTTTAAGATTAGCAAGGCTAATCAATTACAATGCTAAAAGAAATCAGCCAGCAACAGGCCTACTAAAAATTAATGCAATTTCAACAACACAGGATGTAACAGATTCGTCAGGCAGTAACCTTGCTAACAGCACAATTGTTTGGAATGACTCTGCAAACTCGAATTACAGAGAACAATTTACTGCAATATTAAATGCCGCAAACCAAACAGGACAATTATTTGGTCAGCCTAGAGAGTCGGCAAAGATAGGTGGCATTAGCACAGAAGTTTACACGTTAAGTTCGAACCAATCAGACTTACCGATGTTTAATTTTTCTTCGAACGTTGGCGGAATAAGCAGAGCTTTTGAAATAGTACCATCGACACTTGAAGATTCAGAATCAATTTATGAATCAAATCCTATAGAAGGCACAGGATTAACATATACCTACAGAAATGATGGTGCCGGTGACAGTTCAAACAACACAGGATTTTTCTTCCTTTTCAAACAAGGAAATATACAGCAATCAACTTTTACAGTTAATTCGGCGATTACAAATTACATAGAGACACTAGATACCCCAAACATTAACAACAGTGATGTTTGGTTATATCAATTAGATCAATTTGGACAAATAACAAAAAAATGGACACAGGTTCCGGCACTGTCTGGAAATAATGCAATTTACAATTCGTTATCTAAATCAGAAAGAGACATTTATAATGTTGTTACAAAAGCAAACGACACAGTTGATTTAGTGTTCGGCGATGGAAACTTTTCTAATCTCCCATTAGGTTCTTTTAAAGCATATTACAGAATAAGTGATAACGACAAGTACGCTATTCAACCTGCTGACATGCAGAATATACAAGTTTCGATACCTTACATAGACGCTAACAGTGGACAACAAACATTGTCAATAACAATGAGCCTACAAGCTAGTGTTTACAATGCGGCGGCAACAGAATCAAATGCTTCGATAAAACAAAAAGCAGGACAAGTTTATTATGCACAGAACAGAATGATTACTGCTGAAGATTATCAAGTAGTACCTCTTTCAGCATCACAAGAAATTGTTAAAGTTAAATCAGTAAACAGATCTGCTTCAGGTATTTCGAGAGCAAAAGAAATATTAGATCCAACAGGTGCTTACTCAAACGTGAGTGTGTTTGCTGAGGATGGAATATTGTACAGAGAAGAATCGACACAACGATTTACATTTACATTTAATACCAAAAGCGATATACAATCTACACTAGATACTAAAGTAGAAGCAAAATTAAAAACTCCGTACGCAAGACAATTTTACTATTTGAAATACGGCACAAAAGATTTAAGTATGGGTGCAACTTGGAATTCAACTACTACATCAACAAACACTAATACAGGTTATATTAAAGCCGCTGGTCCATTAGTAGTAGGCGATTTTGCAACTTCAAATTTAAAATACATTAAACCAGGGGCATTAGTTAAGTTTACATCTCCCGACACTAGAAAGTTTTTAAACAGTACATTAGTAACATCAACAACTGATAACGCAGAAGATAGAGTATGGGCAAAAATTGGTGCAGTATCGGGCGATGGTGCAAACGGCGGAGTAGGAAATTTAGAGTCGGGAGCAGGCCCAATAACACTGAATAATATACTACCGGATGGTTCTGTGGTTAGTGATGTGATTCCAAACTTTACAACATCATTTGCAACAGCATTAGAAACAGATGTTATTGATAGAATTGAAGCATACGAAGAATTTGGATTGAGATATGATTGGGACACAGAAACTTGGAAAGTTATTACATCAACAAATTTAAGTGCAAGTGATGTGTTTAGCTTAACAAACGAAGGATCAATAGCAGGTACAAATGCAGATGCTAGTTGGTGGTTCAAATTTACAAACGACGGTAACACATATACAGTTACATACAGAAAATTAGAATATATTTTTGAATCAGAATCGCAGAACAAATTTCATTTTGATACACAGGAAAAAATTTATGATTACAAATTAGGAACTAGTGTTAAAGACACAGTAAAACTGTTGAAAACAAACTCACTTGTTTCTACAAGTAATTCCGTTGGTTATCCAATTACATGGCAAGTAGTAGACACAGTTACAGAAGCAGACGGTTTCCAAGATAATAGAAAGGTTAAGGTTGGCTTTTATGATAATGATGATGATGGTATAGTAGACAATCCGGAAATATTTGATATCATTGTTGAACCTGATCTAAGCATTAGTACAAAATTTATATTCCAAGAAAAATATATATCATACAATAATATATCTAGATTTAGACCTTATGCATCAACAAATTTTGTTGTAACAGCAAAGGAAACTGATATTACTTTAAATTCAGGAACTTATACCAACGGACAGTTATTTTACTTTTATGATGCATCTGAAGATATTATTAAAAAATATAATTCGACAACAAACACATTAGCAACAACAACAGATTACATAGCAAGAAGAGGGAGAAGTTCGATAAGTTTCCAGTACAAACACAATGCAGGACAAGAAACTAGAATTGACCCGAGTGTGTCTAACATTGTAGATGTGTACATGCTAGAAAGAACATATGATAATCTTTATAGAATATGGTTACAAGATGGCGGAGCTCTTCCGGTACCTTCAACATCTAATCAAATGAGAATAAATTATTCCGGCATACTTAACCCTATGAAATCGTTAGCAGATCAAATAATATATCATCCAGTAAAATATAAAATATTATTTGGTACAAATGCAGATGAACAATTACAAGCAACATTTAAGGTTGTAAAAAATCCAAAAACAAACGTAACAGATGCAGTTATTAAAACACGAGTAATTGCCGCAATTAACCAATTCTTTGCACTAGATAATTGGGATTTTGGAGATACTTTTTATTTTACAGAACTAGCCGCTTTTGTACACAATGCACTAGCACCAGACTTGCTTACAGCAGTTATTGTGCCAAATCAGTCAGGACAAGGGTTTGGGTCTTTGTTCCAGATAGATTCCGCGGCAGATGAAATTTTTATTAGTGGGGCCACCGTTAATGATGTTACAATTATTACAGCACTAGGAGCCAATCAACTATCGGCTTCCGGTACAGTAGTAACAAACACATCGACATCTACTACAAACACCACATCAGGATCAACAGTGTCAGGCTCTACTACAACAGGATCGGGATCAACTTCCGGCAGTAGTGGGGCTGGATACTAATGGCAGATAATTCAATAAATTCACAAGCAAACCAGGAAGTTGTCAAACAAGGCAATAACGAGTACAGACGTACGGTTCAACACTTACCAGCTTTTTATAGAACAGATGCTAACCAAAGATTTTTATCAAGCACATTAGATCCACTAGTACAAAAAGGATCATTGGAAAGACTAGATGGTTTTGTAGGTAAACAAGACGCTACTACAAGAAAACCTACAGACAGATATCTTCCAGCAACATCTCGAGATAGAATGGCTTATCAATTAGAGCCTGCTGTAACTTACACAGACAGAGATACAACATCACTAAATCCTGAAGACCAAGTTAAGTTTACAGGAACATATGATGATTATATAAATCAAATTAAATTTTTAGGTGGTAACACTGACAATCATGATAGACTTTCAAAAGAAGCAGTATACTCATGGAATCCGTCGATTGATTACGATAAGTTAATTAATTACCGAGAGTACTATTGGATGCCAATTGGCCCTAGTGCTATATCGTTTGATTCCGTTGGACCAAATGCAGTTGCAGAATATTCTGTAGAGAATAAAGCAAAAGGTGCCTACAATTTTACACACAGAGAAAATGAGAACAATCCAATATTGACACTTTACAGAGGCAACACATACAAATTTAATGTAAATGCAAAAGGTCATCCGTTGTGGATAATGACAGAACCTTATAAGAGTAAAATCAGTGAGGACGGATCAACGTCGACAGTTTATTCTACAGGCGTTTCTAACAACGGAACAGATAATGGCACAGTGACGTTTACTGTACCAGCAACAGGCCCTGCTACGTTGTACTATCAATGTGGGAACCATGATTCAATGTATGGGATATTACAAATTAAAGACATTACAACAACAGTAAAAATAAATCCAGCTGATGATATTGTTGGTGTAAAAAATTACAGTTTAAGAACTTTAGATTTATCAAATGGAATGAAGATAACGTTTGATGATAGTGCAATATCTGAAGAATATATAAACAAACAATATTATGTAGAAGGTGTTGGAGAATCGATCACACTTACTGATGTGGATGATTTAATTACTCCTGGACCATATTCTGAGGAAGCTACTGTTCCTTATGACGCAGTCGGTTACGATACAAGACCATATGCTAAAGCAGTTTACACAGCAAAAGATAAAGACTATATCACAATTAAAAGAGATTCACGTGATCAAAATGCTTGGTCAAGATATAACAGATGGTTTCACAGATCTGTAATTGAAGAAACAGCAAGAATCAGTGGATTCACTCCTGTTTTAAATGAAGACGATAGAGCAAAAAGACCTATTATAGAATTTGACTCAGGCCTAGAACTGTACAATCACGGAACAGTTGCTAAAAGATCTGTAACGTTGTATGACACAGTTACAACAGATGCTTTCTCAACAGTGGTTAAACAAACAGGTTATATTGTTGACGGATTAGCACTAGCAGACGGAATGAGAATTGTTTTTGCTAACGACACAGATCCGTTAGTAAGCGGAATGATTTATAATGTAAACTTTGTTAACGCAGGAGATTCGACACAGCTTATAGCACTAACAAAAGCAACAGACGGGTCACCGGCAGATAATGAATCAATTTTTATAGAATACGGAACAGCACATCAAGGAAAAACTCTTTACTATGATTCGACAACAAAACTTTGGGTAGACTCGCAACAAAAAACAAAACTTAATCAAGAACCGTTGTTCAACATATTCGACGATTCACTGACATCGTTTGATGATGCTATAAAATATCCAAGTTCGTCATTTGTAGGAGCAAAGATTTTTTCTTTTGCAACTAGCGATACTGCTGTTACTGACACTGTACTTGGAATGAAGGTCAAATATAGCACTATTAATAATGTAGGTAACATAATGTTTGAATCGGATCATACATCAGATTCGTTCACTTACAAATTAGGCGAAAAAGCAGTTTCTAAAAGATTAGCATCGGGACACTTACATTACACGTCATTAACTACTCTTCAAAATTATAGAGGACCTTGGGTCAAAAGAACTAACAACAGTAAACAGAGAGTTATCAGAACACACATAGCTGACTCGACAGAATCACAATTATTTGCAGTTGATTTTTACAAGAATTCTGCGGCACTAACAGATTTAGAATTATCAGTAAAAGTTAATGGAGTAAGAAAAACAATAACAACAGACTACACACTAGTTAACGGAACAACAAACAAATATGTTAAATTTATTAAAAACTTAAAAGTAGGCGATCAGATAAGAATAGCAGGTTACAGCTCTGCTAATAAAATTGTAAACAAAGGCATATATGAAGTACCGGAAAATTTGTCGACAAACTGTGAGAATGAAGCACTAGGTACATTCACATATGGTCAAATATTAAATCATGTTTATGACATGTTTGATAAAAATCAGGATGTAACAGGACAAATACCAGGAACATCAAATTTAAGAGACAAGCCCGATGCGAGATTAAAAGGTGGAACAATACTACAACACGAAGGATCATTACTACCAGCAATTTTTGGATTAATGGACAGTGAGTCGAATCTTTCGTTAGCACTAGATTATGTGAATTTAGAATACGAAAAATGGTACAGTGCATTTTTAACTCATGCAGTGAAAACAACATACGAAGGCGTTGCAAGAGATAGAGTTGACGAAATTATAAAAGCAATTACACCAGGAAGAACTGCATCTTTCCCATTCTATTATGAGGATATGATAGGCTGGGGAGAAAATGTTTCGAGTAGAACACACATAGTTGCAGGAGCAACGCAAACAGAATATGCAATCGATTCACAACATGATATAACTGCGTTAAGCAATAGAGCAGTGTACATTTATTTAAATGGTGAACTTTTATTAGTAGGCTCTGATTATACTTTTAGCACAGTAGACGACAGTATAACAGTAACAAGACCACTTGCAGAAGGTGATACTATTGTTATAAAAGATTACGCAGATACCAAAGGCAGTTATATGCCACCAAGTCCGACTAAACTTGGAATGTATCCAAAATTCAAACCAGAAGTAATATTAGATGACACTTATATAACAACAACTTCTATGATTAGAAAACATGATGGTTCTTTTATTAAAGCGTACGGTGATGAAAGAGATGATTTAATAATAGAATTAGAGAGAAGAATTTACAACAATATTAAAACAGTATATGACAGATCATTATCACACATATGCGATGTAACACCAAGTGTGTTTACAGCAACAGATTATAGTCTAGCTGAAGTAGATGGTGTTATGTCTAGAGACTTCCACACATGGGCAGGCCGTAACAATGTACAATACATTAACAACACTACGTTCTCAGAAGGATCGCCATTCACATACAACTATGCAAACAGTACTGACAGAGTTAAAAACGAAAAGTTACCGGGGTATTGGAGAGGCATATACAAATATTTTTACGACACTGATGCGCCGCATGTAAGACCATGGGAGATGCTAGGACATTCAGAAAAACCAAGTACTTGGGACGCAACATACGGAACAGCACCTTACACATCCGGCAATGATGTATTATGGACAGCTATTGAAACACAAACAGGTAGATACAGCAAGCCAGGTATTAAAAATTATTTGCCAGTTGATGCATCAGGAAATTTATTAGATCCTATTACAGCTGGACTAGTAGATGCTCTAAATATTCCAGGAAGAAGATCCGGATGGAAGTTTGGAGACCAAGCACCATCAGAAACATCTTGGAGAAGATCATCAGCATATCCGTTTACTGTAATTAAAACGTTAGCACTAACACAGCCAGCTAGATTCTTTTCTAATATGTTTGACCCGTCTAGACAAACAACAAATATTGGCGGAAACCAAATAGATAAAGACACTGAAATTAGAAAAACACTTAAAACTACAAAGTATCATTTACAAACATCGACAAATACTGCAACTGGAGTAAAGACGACACATCTTACAGCAGGATATCAGCCGTTGGTTGTTGGCTATATAACATCAAAAAATCTTGATCCGGATCCTTTGTACTACAAAAAAATGTCGAATCTTAAAACACAATTAGCATACAAGCTAGGCGGGTTTACAGACAAAGACAATTTAAAAATATTAACAGATTCGACATCACCAGGTTCTACATCGGGATCTAAATTTATTCCAGACGAAAACTACAAAATAATGTTTAGAACATCGAACGCTGTTAAAAGTTTTAGTTATTCAGGTGTTCTTATAGAAAAGAATACAGATGTTTCACATGACGGATCAACAATACTAGGAGGCTTTAAAGTTTTAGGTTATTCGACAACTGATCCATATTTCAACTTTAAATATCCTGTTAAAACAGCAGTAGGAAATAAACTATCAGTAGCAGGATCAGTGGAAGTAATAGGATATAATATCTTTAAAGAAGCAGTACAAACTATACCATATGGTTATGTGTTTAACACAGTTCAAGAAGTTGCAGACTTCTTACTAGGATACGGAAACTACTTAGAAGCACAAGGTTTTAGATTTAACAAATATTCAAATGAGATTAAAGAAACATTAAACTGGTCAAATGCAGTAAGAGAATTTTTATTTTGGACGACACAAGAGTGGGCACCTGGCTCAGCAGTAACAGTTTCACCTGCGGCACACGGGTTTGAGTTAGACACAAACAATTCGATAGTGGGCAAGTTACAAAATTTAGCCGGAGATTATTCATTGTTAGATGCAGGCGGAAGAAAAATACCTATAAGACAAGTTTCTACAAAAAGAATAGGTAAAACTTTTGATTTAGAAATAAAAGATGAAAATACTGGATTGTATCATATAGCACTAACCACTGTGCAAAAAGAACATATTATTTTGTTTGATAACAAAACAGTGTTCGCAGACATAATTCATGAACCTACAACAGGATTTAGACAGAACCGATTAAAAGTGGTAGGTTGGAAAACAGCAGGCTGGAATGGAGATTACTATGCACCTGGGTTTATATTTGATTCTGCACAGGTAACGTATTGGACTGCTAATACAGATTATAGAATAGGCGACAGCATAGAATATCAAGGTAAATTTTATGTGGCAAGATTTAATCATGGAGCAACGTCGTCATTTGATGTTTCACAATGGATATTAAAAGATGAAAAACCAGCACCACAATTAATTCCAAACTTTGATTATAAGATATCACAGTTTAATGATTTTTATAATTTAGAAACAACTAACTTTGATGAATCGCAACAGAAACTAGCACAAAAATTAATCGGGTATCAATCTCGAGATTATTTAGAAAACTTATTTGTTAACGATGTATCACAGTACAAATTTTATCAAGGGTACATCAGAGAAAAAGGAACACAAAATGCAATAGATAGATTATTGAAAGCCAAATATGAAGATCAAGATATTGCACTTGATTTATATCCAGAGTGGATGTTAAGAACAGGACAGTTTGGAAATACAGATTCAATTGAAAACATACAGATTCGTTTACATGATGATGTAATAACAGCAAATCCAAATAGTTTTGAGTTGTTTGACACATCAAACGAAACAGTTGAGTACGCAAGATCAGATGCAATAGTCAAAGGTGATATGTACTACAAACCAGTAGATTATAATGCCGCAACAACTTTTAGTAGATTAGATTATTCTAAAGAAGGCAGTAGCAGAGACCATGCACAGGTTTATAAAACAGCAGGATATCCACAACTAGGACAGGTACACCATACAGCATTTAATATATCTGATTTGTTGAAACTTGACATGACTAGAGTTACGCAAAATGAATTGATATGGGTAGCGAATAAATCAAACAGTGATTGGGACGTATTTAGATTAACAAATCAATCGTACAAAATACAGAAACTTAAAAGAGTTAATGATGATTCACAATTACAAATAACATTTACAGATTCTCATGGATTATCGGCAGGAACGACAACTAGTCAATCGGATTATTTCGGCATAACAAATGCTAAAACTGAAAATTTAGATGGTGTGTATCAAGTATTATCTGTAGTAGATCACAAGAATATTGTTATAGACTTTTCTCTAAACACACCATTCTCAGAAGTATTAGCAGATGGTTCGACAGCTGATTCTTATGGAAACATTTACAAATTTATTTCAGTAAGATTATCATCCATGGATAATGTGAATGACCTATTAAGCTATGCTGATTATCAAGACAAACTGGAAAATATAGGCAGAACCGGTGACACAGTATTCACAGATGCTGACAGCTCAGGGTTATGGCGTGTGTACGAAAAACAAGATCCGTACGCAACAACGTTGCAACTATCACCAGATACTACAACAACAGACCAAAACTTTGGACAACAGATTGTTGCTAGGAATGACGGAAGAACATTGATTGTGTCAGCACCAGGCCTAGGACAAGGAAATATAAACTTCCTGTTTAGAAGAGAAGCAACAGCAGGATCAACATTTGCAACGCAATCAGTAATTACAACATCTGCTGGAAATGACTTTACAGGCAGGTTGGGTGAATCATTATCAATGAGTACAGATGAAAACTTTGTTGTAGCAGGCGGTCCGTACACAAATTCCTTAGGGTCAGATCTCAGCACAAGATTCACAGACGCAGGATTACTTAAAATATTTCTTTGGAATCCAAGTACATTTAAGTATGGAACATTAACAACACTACGACCACCAACAGATGCGGCATCGCAGAATTTTGGATGGGCACACAAAATTACAGAGTCGGGAGTAGATTCAGTTAGAAGCACAGCACAAAAATATCTTTTTGCATCAGCACCTGGACATGACAACGACAAGGGCAGAGTCTATATGTACACTTGGGGAGTAGGAGCAGACGGGTCGACATACGATAGATGGTCAAGAGATTACACATTAGAAGCACCAGCTGGCGGTAGCGGACAACGATTTGGACACAGATTACAGGCCAACGATAACGGTGACATACTAGCAGTTAGTTCATTAGCACCAGGTAATGCAGGCAAAGTAGAAATATTTGTAAGAGCAGGGTCGGACGGAAGTTCAGCAAACACATTTACGCTTACACAAACTTTAACAGGTGTTACATCAGATGGTTCTACGGCAAACACAGCATTTGGTGATTCAATAGCAATGAGCAAAGACGGAACAACATTAATGATAGGTGCTCCAGGAGTTGATAAATCAGATCAAGCAGATGCCGGAGCAATATATTACTACAAATGGAATGCAGACGGATCCACAAACACTTATACATTACAACAAACAGTTAATGCACCAGACTCACAAACTAATATGAAGTTTGGAACTACACTTGCAATTAATCCAGCAGGAAACAGGTTAGTGATAGGTGCTGAAAGTTTTGCAAGTCCTAGAAATATGAAAATAGATTTAGGAGAAACAACATTTGATTTACAGGATACAGGACTTGTTGATAATAATATACAGTCGGGCGGAGCATATACAGCCACAATGTATAATACAAAATTTATAATTGATGATAGATTAATGACTGATAATGTTAGTGCTATGGATGATTATGGCAGAGGTACATGTGTAGTGGATAATGTCGTGGTTATTGGAGCTCCAAAAGATGATGGGAACACAACAGCCGATGGAAGCACAAAAGTTGCAAACGACGGAACAGTTACCGTTTTTGATTTAAAAGAAAACGGCAAATATTCATGGAACAACACTGTTACTGAAACTGCATTAATTGATCTTGAAAAAGTAGGACAGGTATTTGAATTTGATAATAAATCTAAAGAAATTAGAGATCATTACGACTTGTATGATCCTATAAAAGGAAGAATTCTCGGAATAGCAGACAGAGAAATTAATATTAAAACAACATGGGATCCAGCACAATATAATACTGGAGAAAATGCAAATACTAAAACACCTTGGGCAGAAACACACCTAGGGGAAGTTTGGTGGGATTTATCTGCAGTGAAATGGCTTTGGTATGAACAAGGCAGTCAAGAGTACAAAATTAACAACTGGGGTAACACTTTCCCAGGATCTAGCATAGACATTTACGAATGGACTGAGTCTGTATTATCACCTGAACAGTATAACGCTGAGTCAATCAGTACAGGTAGCACAGCTAACGCACTAGATGAAAACAATTATACAATAAAACAAAAATATAATTCAACACTAGATACTTTTGTTGATTACTATTACTTTTGGGCGAAAGACGTCTCTAGTATACCGGCAAATAGTGTAGTTAAAAGAAACAACAGTATATTGTTCACAGCAAATCTAATTAGAAATCCAAAACAATACGACTTCAAATATTATTCAATCACAGACACAAACAAATTTATTCTTAATAATATATCTAATCTAGTAAATGGTGATATAATTTTAAGTGTTGATATTAGATCTAATACGTTTGAAGGAGATTCGCACTCGGTATGGAAACTAGCAAGAGAAGGAGACAAAGATTACAGACCAGGGACACAGATAGAAAAACGTTGGTGGGATTCACTAATAGGACAAAACACAGCAGGTGACAAAGTTCCAGATATAGATCTACCAATAAACCAAAGATATGGAAACAGCATACGTCCGAGACAGAGTTGGTATGTGAATAGATTTGATGCACTGAAAGAAATTATTGATTATGCAAACAGCGTTCTTAAAAAATATCAACTAGTTGGACAAATTAATCTAACAAACCTAGATGCTAAAGAACCAGAGCCGACAGCACAGAGTTTAGAATGGGACACAACAGTTGACACTTATGCAGACTTAAAATACATTAATACAAAAGACTTATCCGGAATAGTAAAATATTTGGTTAAAGCAGACGAAACATCGAATAACTTTTGGGCAATATACACTTGGGATGGCACAGAATTTTCTAGAACAAAATTACAAACATATAACACTGCTACATATTGGAATTATACAGATTGGTATGGTACTGATCTAGCAGTACACGGAATGCTACATGATTCGAATACAAAAATCGACAAACAAGTTACATATGAATATGAATTAGACGGACTAGATCTTTCTATAGGAAAACATGTTAAAGTTACTAGTGCAGATACAGGCGGATGGAAACTGTTTATGAAAACAACAACAGGTTGGGAGAACGTAGGAACAGAGAATGGTACAGTTAGGTTGTCAACAAAACTTTACGATTACACACAAGACGCTACAGGTTTTGCCGGCGATGATACATTTGATGAAAACTTCTTTGACCAAGAACCAGCAAACGAAACAAGAATGATACTTACAGCATTGAGAGATGATTTGTTTATTGGAGACCTTGCAGGAGAATATAATACTTTATTCTTTACAGGATTAAGAAAAGTACTAGCAGAGCAAACATATGTAGATTGGTTATTCAAAACATCATTTATAAATGTTAAAAACTCTGTTAGAAAATTAGATCAAAGAAAGAGTTATGAAACAGGCACAGATGCGTGGATTGAAAGTTATATAAACGAAGTAAAACCATTCCATACAAAATTAAGAGAGTACAAATTAGGGTATACAGGCATAGAAACACAGGACGGAATATTTACAGACTTTGATAATCCTCCGTTATATGACACAACAACTAAAAAAATTAGACCACTAAATGTTAATACAGACACTGCTAAACTGACCGAGCTTCCATATCAAATGTGGAACGACTACCATAAAAAATATGTTGCTTCAATAACAATAACAAAAGCTGGATCGGGGTATGAAGTTGCTCCTGATGTTACGGTATTAGGTGGAACAGTAGGCAGTACAGGACCATTCCAAATACAAGCAACAAGTTCAAGTGGTGGAACATCAGGCAGTTATGGATATTACTATCCATTGTTTACCAGTGAACAACAAGCAAAAGTTTATGATACACAAAACAGCGGAAGTGGAACAACACATACACACACCTTTGATGGTATAGTAGGCACATTTTACATGCCAACCGGATCAACAAATCATGCACAAACTACAAAATCTGGAACATTTAAAATGTATGTTGCTCCTAGTACAACAACAGCAAAAGGAACAGCAATAATTCAAGATGGTGCGGTTACAAAAATTACACTAACAGACACAGGTGCAAATTATACAACAACACCAACAGTTATGTTAACAGGCGGATTGACTCTTGGCGGAACACCGACTGACACAGCTAAAGCATATGCAAATTTAAACAATGATCTTGTTAGAGATTTCAACACAACAATTAAATTTGATAGAGTATCAAGCACATCGAAAGTTAAAGAATGGAAAGCATCTACATACTTTGCATATGGAGATTTGATTAGATATAGCAATCAATTGTACAAAGCAACAAGTGCCTTTACAGCAACTACAAAATTTGATGATAACAAAGGCAATGTATATAAAGTGTACGGTAACGAAACAGGACTAACAGCCGCTGACAGAACAAAAGGTTTTTACACACCAGGCTCAGGAATGCCAGGCAACGAACTGTCACAAGTAATGACAGGTGTTGATTATGGTGGAACAATGGTTACAGGATTATTATTCTCACAAGAATCAGGGTGGGATAAAGCAGGGTGGTATGATTTTCCATGGGACAACTATGGACAATCGAGAGTTAAGGCATTTACAGCAGACGGATCAACAACTGCTTATACTTTTGCTACTGCACCTACAACAACAGATTTATATCAAGTGTACATAACACATGGAGATAGCACAAGAAGAAAACTTACAGATGTAATCAGAGGTGACGGGTCAACAGTTACTTTTAATATTAGTGAAACAGCAGATTCAAATGCATTGGTAGAATTTATACCATTTGATGATGATGGAGTACTAACGCCGACTGATGATAGAACATTAGATTCAATTGTTAAAGGCGGATTGTTTACATCGGCATTAGGTCATGCACCAAGTGACATTTTATTAGAAGGTGATGATTTTATAAGTCCATCTACAAGTTATGCTCCGGAAGAAACAGTTCCCGGACAAATGTTTGACACCGTGGACATTAAAGTTTACACATCTCCGGAGTCTGGTGTACCGTTCATAAGCGAAAATAATTATATCGGTAACGGAACACTAACAACATTCTCAATTGGAGACTATCCAGGAACAATTGGATCAGTAACTGTAAGTGTTAATGGATCGGTTAAAAAATTAACAACAGATTATACAGTAAATGTAGCAAACAAAACAATTACATTTGGATCAGCTCCGGCATCTAATAGTACTGTATCGACAAAAGTATTTGCAATCAGCGGAGAGAATTATAGAGTATTGGATCAATACACAGGCGATGGGTCAACAACACAGTTTAAAACGTCAACAAGAGGTGAGTTTAATTTAGACTCAACAGTATCTGATGTTTACATTACTATTGATGGTGTACCGACAACAGCATTCACAACTACAACAACTGCAAACGCAGTCACAGTAACATTCAATTCTGCTCCGGCGGCCGACGCATTTATACAAGTTGCAGGATTTAATAAATCTACAACAAGCACAAGAAGTTTTGCTAGTGTACGAAATCAAGAAGTGACATATGCTAGTGGAACTAACAGATATACATTAACTTACCCGGCTGGATCGATTGGTCCATTCTCAGGATTAACAACAATAGAAGTAAACGGCAGAGTGTTAAGAGGCCCGGACAACACATATTACGTTGGTGACGGAAGCACATACACTTACGGAGTGGTATCAGGATTAGGTGATGACTCAACAGTTGATCCTGCAAAAAATATTACAAATGCAAATCAAGTTCAAGTGTTTGTGAATGGTGTACAAAAATTACTCAATACAGACTACACAGTGGACATTGGAGGTCAAAATGTTATTTTTGTTATAAGTCCAACATCGACAGATGTAATTTGTATTTCAACGCTGGTTGACAACCACTATTACAATCAAGGTACAGATATTATTTTAATCCCAGGTGCTATTACATCACCGTACTCAATTAGCAATGGTGATAAACTTTCAGTAACAACATTTAACAATGCACTTGGTATGAAACATAGAAGAGAAGTTTTAGAAGGTAGAGCAAACGGCATATTTAAATTGAGATTTGATCCACTAAATTCTACATACACGTATGTTTGGTTAAACGGAGAGCAGTTAATACAGAATAGTGATTACACATTAAGTGGCAACACAATAACAGTTGTTGGCAAAACAATAGTATCGTCAGACAGATTAGATATTATGTACTTTGCTTTAGAATCAGCAACAGGAGCCACAGGATTTAGAATTTTCAAAGATATGTTGAATAGAACTTTCTACAAACGTATCAACAAAAATGCAACAACAGAATTAACACAAGATCTAATAGAAGGTTCTAGAACTATTACAGTCAAAGACGGAAGTATAATGCCTACGCCGGATATAGCAAGTAATCAACCAGGTGTAATCTTTATAGACAAAGAGAGAATAGAATATTTTACCAAGACAACTAACGTATTAGGACAAATTAAACGTGGAACTCTTGGAACAGGAATTAAGGTACATGGATCAGGCGCCGAAGTGGTAGATGCGTCAGCTACTCAAACCATACCTTATGCAGATACAGTACATACCAACACCTTCACAGGTAACGGCAGTACAACAGTATTTGCACTATCACAAACCCCAGCCTCTGCTAGTGAGTTAGACATATTCATTGGTGGCCAACGATTGTTGCTTACTAGCGAGGACGGATCAACTATTAACTACTCTGTGGATGGATCTAGCACAACAGTGACTTTAAGCACTGTACCGGCTGACGGAACACAGATTAAAATCTTACACAAGAAAGGACAGGTTTGGTATACAGGGGCAGATGGTAATCCAGCAGATGGTAAAGGATTACAGGCTTCTACGACTCAACAAGCTAGATTCATAGCTGACGAGCCGACAAATGCACCTGAATAAATACACTAGATGACACAAGAGACTAAACACACAGAATCAAAAGAAGAAAACAAAAAGCCTCAGGATAACACAGGTGTTATGATGACAGGGCATATTAAGATATTTGACCCTGAAACTGGTGAAGTAATAGTAGACAAAAGAAATGCTATTCACTACGAAAATATGTCTCAGGCATTAGCAAACTCATTAGCAAATAAATCAAACGGTTTTGTACACGAGTTAGCACTAGGAAACGGCGGAACATCTGTAGATACAACAGGAGTTATTACATACCTAACGCCAAACTCAACTGGTACAAACGCCGCACTGTACAATCAAACATATTATAAAGTAATAGATGATAATTCTGCTACTAACAAAGATGTAACAAGAAACAAAATGGAAGTAAGACACACAGCAGGTAACAAGTACACTGACATTGTTGTTACTTGTACACTCGATTACGGTGAGCCAACAGGACAAGCGGCTTTTGATAACACAACAAATTTTAACGGTGATTATGTTTTTGACGAATTAGGATTAAAATCATGGGAAGGAACAGAGAACGGTGGTACAAACAAATTGTTAACACACGTAGTATTCCACCCAGTACAAAAATCTTTAAACAGATTAATCCAAATTGATTACACTTTGAGAATACAATCATTAACAACATTCACTGAAACAAGTTCTACAGCATTATCAACATCAAATACTGTAAGCGGAACAACTTCAGGAAGTAATACTGGATACTAATAAATGGCATACACAGTAAACAAAACTAATAGTGCGGCATCGCCCAATCAATACACAGTTCAGGATGGAGTTGTTAACGCTCAAACTGATTTAAGTTTTATTGGAAAAGGTTATGCAGGTTACGGTGAGAGTATTGCAGAAAATTTTTTACACTTATTAGAAAACTTTTCAAATACAACAGCGCCAACAAAACCAATCGAAGGACAGCTTTGGTATGATACAACAACTGCAAAATTAAAAGTTTACAACGGTACTGCTTGGCAAAACTCAGGTGGTAGTGCACCTTATCAATCATCAGCACCTTCAGGATTAACACAAGGTGATCTTTGGATTGATTCAGACACAGCTCAACTTTATCTTTACAACGGTTCGAGTTCAGTACTAGTAGGACCTCCAGGTGCAACTGGTACATCAAATGGATTTGTTTATGATAGTATTTTAGATTCTACAGATGCAAGTCAAAATATTACAAAATGGTACAATGACGGTAATCTTATCGCAATAGTGTCGGAAGATACTTTTACTCCAAAATCAAATATCTCAGGTTTTACAAGTGTTAAAAAAGGTATTACTTTAACAACAGCAATAGCAGATACGAAATTTCAAGGCACAGCCACAGATGCAGATGCACTAGGTGGAATCGAAGCCGCAAATTATCTAAGATCAAATGCTAACGACACAACATCAGGCACATTATCAGTTGCTAACGACGGTGGACTAGTTGTTGGTGCAGACTCAGACTTAACTTTAACAGTTGATGCTAGTGGTGGAATTATTTCTAACACAGTTGCAAACACAGATATAACATTCAAAGTAAATGATGGCGGAACAAATACAGCAGTAATGACCATCGATGGTGCAGATGCTAGGGTAGGTATTGGAACAACAACACCAACAACAAAATTAGATGTATCAGGAACTATTAATGCAACAGCATTCACTGGACCAATTACAGGAGCAGTTACAGGAAACGTAACAGGAAACATAGCAGGTAACCTAACAAGTTCGGGTGCTAACACAATGGGCACGTTAACAATAGCAGGCACACTGACATCAAAAGCAATATTGCCTGATGCAAATTTAACATATGATATAGGGTCAAGTACCAAAAAATACAACACAGTATATGCAAAAGCAACATCGGCACAATATGCTGACTTGGCTGAGATATATGAGTCCGACGAGGAGTACGAAGTGGGTACAGTTGTTATATTTGGTGGCGAAAAAGAAATTACAGTTTCAAGCATGGGTGCAGATCCAAGAGTAGCAGGCGTTATCTCTGAAAATCCTGCATACCTAATGAACAATGAAGCAACAGGACAAGCAGTTGCGTTGCAAGGTAAAGTACCATGTAAAGTAGTAGGACAGATCAGCAAAGGTGATATGCTAGTTACACACTCACAACATCCAGGTGTGGCTAGAAAAGGCATAGATCCTAAAATGGGAACAGTAATAGGAAAAGCACTGGAAGAATACAATTCAACCGATATAGGCACAATTAATATTGTGGCTGGAAGACAATAAATATAAACAAATGCCATACACAATAAACAAAACAGACGGAACTACGGTAGCAGTAATCCAAGACGGTACTAGTAATAATAGTACTAGTTTAACACTTTTTGGAAAAAGTTATTCTAATTTTGGTGAAGCACTAAACGAAAATCTAGTTAAGTTACTAGAGAATGCGGCTTCAACAGCGGCACCGGCGGCACCACTACAAGGTGAGTTATGGTTTGATACAACAACAAATCAAATAAAAGTTTATGATGGCTCAAGTTTCAAGCCTACAGGTGGAGCAAAATCAAGTTCTTCACTACCGACATCACCGTCATTAGGTGATCTTTGGTTAGATTCTACAAATGATCAAGTTTTTGTTTATATTGGAGATTCGAGAGCACATCAAAAGAACGACAAATGGGAATTAGTAGGTCCAGCTTTCACAGCCTCACAAACAGAGTCAGGTTGGAAAATTGAAACACTAGGAAGTGCAGGCGGAGACAAAGTTGTTTCATCTATGTACGCAGGCGGAACAAGAGTAGCAATACTTTCAAAAGAAGCATTTACGCCGTCAGTGACACAGGCAGGATTTGCATTAATCAAAGCAGGTATAACACTTAACTCATTATTAGGTGCAGTATTTGAAGGATCGAGTTCACAAGCATCAGCATTAGATGTGTCAGGAACAACTAACGCTTCAGGCACAGTTATTGCAGGTGGAAACTTTTTAAGAGCAGATGCGGCAGACACAACAACAGGTGCACTAACAATCGATGCCAACGGTGGTATAATTGTTGGAGATGCACAAGAGTTATCAATAACAGTTTCAACAAATGATGTTACAATAGCACAGACATCAGAAGATAAAGATTTAAAATTCACAGTAAATGACGGCGGGTCAACAAATACCATAATGACATTTGATGGATCAGAAACAAAAGTAAACATTGTAGGTGATGTAGCAATCACAGGTAACTTGAGCATATCAGGTGAATACAACAGTTCAGTTTCAAATGTATCAACATACGATGATGCTTTCATAAAAGTAAACACAGGAAATTCAGAAGCAGATGCAGGCCTAATAGTAGAGACAGGTGATTCAGATGATGCTAGAATATTTTATGATGTTTCAGAGAACTTCTGGTCAGCAGGCCATGGTGCGTCATATTCACAAGTAATTAGATTAGCAGACGCAGTCGAAGACGGCAATGCATCAAAAGGAAAAGTTTTAAAAACAACAGCAGGCGGAAATGTTAAAGCAACTTCAATGACACTAGGTGCCGTTGGATCTATAACATACACTGACACTACAAATCTAAATGTACCAACGATAGGTGCGGTTGCAACCTTAAGCAACGAATGGGGCGGATCAGCAAAAACAGTTTCAACATCTGCACCAACGGGTGGTGACGGTGCTGACGGAGACTTTTGGTTTGTAAGGGAGGCGTAATCCCATGGCCATAATCACTAAGACATTCACATACGAAGCAGGTGTTAGAATAGCAGAAATTCCTGCAGGTACAACAGAATTAACATTACATCTTTGGGCCGGAGCCGGAGGCGGCGGCGGTAAAGATTCTGGTGGTGACGGTGGAGCAGGCTCTTCCGGTCACTATGTAACAAAAACAACTTTAGATATGACAGCATATGCTGGTGTCAAAAACATTTCAGTATCAGTTGGTGGTGGCGGAGCAGGCGGAACTCTAGGTTCTGGCTCTGCGGGTGGTATCAACGGAAAAAGTCTTTCAAATTATTCAGGAGGAACAGGAGGCCCATCAGGATCCAGCGGAGTTTCAGGATCAGGAGGCGGTGGTGGCGGTGCCACGGTTGTCGCTGTATTTGATGACGGTGCGTCACTCACACAAACAGTATTAGCAATAGCAGGTGGTGGAGCCGGTGGAGGTGGAGCGGGAAGACTGTCCACTGGAGGTGTTGGAGCCAACACAAGCAGTGCCACAACAGAAACACCTGGCACACTGGGAGAAAACGGAGCCTCACACGATGCAGATGGTGGTGGTGCTGGAGCAGGTGGCGGAGGAGCCGACGGCGGAAAAGGTGGTTCGGGTGACCAAGGTGACATAGGCGCATTTGGAGGAAGAGCAGGTAGTAATACTGTGCCTTCAGGTGGATCAGCAGATGATGGTTCCGGTATAACACCAGGTGGCACAGGCAGTGCTTACTATTCAACAGGCGTAGCAGTAGGCGGAGCAACAGAAGTATCAGGTGCTGATGGCAGAGCAGTGTTGATTTTCAACATACCATCGGCCGCGAACTACAAGGTAGCAGGAGAATGGAAAAAATTAGATCAAATCTATCACAAAGTGTCAGGGGCTTGGAAGAACATCAAAATGGGTTACACCAAAGTAGGTGGCGCATGGAAGGCCTTTTTTGCAAATGATATTTCATTTCAAATAAATTATGCCGCATTTGGAGATCCAACAGGTAACCCCACATCAGGAACGGCGGGTGTTGCAGGCGCTCCAACAGTAACTCCAACCAATATTGGCGGCGGTGGCGGCGGCGGCGATGGCAGAACAGTTTCCGACACCTGCAAAAATAATGATTGGCATGTAGATACTGGCGCTAACGCATTTCCAGGCACAACGGTTACAGGCACTTGCAGTGCAGGAAATGGTTCTAACCCACGTGTGATATGCACATACTTCTATGGTAGAGGTGAGTTTGATCTGCAAGACCTACAAAATGACACAGAATTTTCTAGACAAAACCTAAGTGATAATGTTAAAATAGGTTATTGGGTATGGGCAATACCTTTGGTTGATTGGATGAAAAAACATGAACAATCAAATCATTGGTGGCCAAAATTGGTTATAAATGCAACAAGAATGTTTGCAACAACTAGAGCAATTGAGCTTTCTCACAAAATGGGAACAAGAACAAAAGGCAGTATGATCGGCAAAATGGTTAGATTAGTTGGAGAAGGTGGTTGTTATATTGTAGGATCAATGTTAAAGCCGTTTATTGCAGACAAATATCTAAAGTTTTTAGAGGAGTACAACAAAGACGTAAATTTAATACGTTAAATATACATAAAGATTATGGCAACTAAAGAACAAGTAACAGAATACATAGATAACCAATTTGAAAGAGGCGGTAATGACGTCAACGTAGAATATTGGGAAGGTAATAACGGCGCTAGATTAGGACTCATGCAAAATTGGATGTCTCCGGAGATAGCAAAAATATTGCGAAAACTACTTGGTGATGCTATAATGATAAAAGCAGTGTCTCAAAATGGGAGTAATCAATAATGATCAGCAAAAACGAATTAGCAGATTATATTAATGGTAACATAGAAACTGTTTTGACTGCTGAAGAAATTAAGACTTTGGAAGATTCAATAAAAAATCATCCTAATAAAATAGCACTGACACATATATTGATCGATACTCTAGGAGATGTTAGCATGTTAACAGCAATAAGGGACAGCGAATAATGGCATACAAGATTAACAACACATTTGGAACCTTATTGGTTAGCCTAGCAGACGGGACAATTGATGTTGCAACTACTGACCTTACACTTATAGGAAAAGGCTATGCAGGCTTTGGTGAAAAGTTAAACGAGAACCTAGTCAAGTTATTAGAGAATTTCAACAACACATCTGCTCCCAACAACAAAATTCAAGGTCAACTTTGGTTTGACCAAACTAACAAACAAATTAATGTTTACGACGGAGCAAAATTTAAACCAGTAGGTTCGACTACTAACTCAGTATCAGCACCGGCAAATGCTGTACAAGGTGACTTATGGTTAGACACATCAAACACTCAGCTATATGTTTATAATGGTACTGCTTGGACACTAATTGGGCCAACAACGGTTGCAGGGACAGGCCAAACAGTTTTTACAACAGATTCTGTTGAAGACAATGCAGGTGTTATTAGACCAATATTAAAAATGATCAACAACGATTCAGTGGTTGGCATTGTATCGAATATAGCATTTACACCAAGTACAACTGCCGCTTCGGGAACATTATTAACAACAGCAGGTTTCAGCACAGTTGCACAAGGTATTACACTTTCATCAAATGTAACATCAAATAAATTCAGAGGAACAGCCACAAATGCAGAGTCATTGGGCGGAGTTGCCGCATCAAACTATCTAAGATCAGATCAAAATGATTCAACAACAAGTTCATTTAGTATTTTAAATGATACAGGTGTAATACTAGGCGCTGGCTCAGATATCACAATGTCATTAACAAATGATGACTTTACTATTGCACAGACAACACAAAACAAAGATATTATTTTTACAGTAAACGATGGCGGGACAACAAAAGAAGCATTAAGAATTCAAGGGTCAACAGGAAGAATAGAACATTTAAGAGTAGGCGACATAACAGTTGAAGGAACCAACACTGTTATGAATACAACAACACTATCTGTTGAAGATAACATTATAGAATTAAACAGAAATATATCTAGCAATGCTGGAATGCCAAACTACTCAGGTTTAAAAGTAAACAGAGGTGAGACATCAGCAGTTACAGAACAAGATTTATATTGGGTGTGGGATGAAACATTCGCCGGCGATGCAGGCGGTGCCTGGACAGCATTTAAATCTGCATCAGATCAAGATTTATATCCATCAGCGGCTACACTGGTTGATATAAGAGCAAACATAGTACATGCAACATCAACAGCGGCACAATATGCTGACTTGGCAGAGAGATATGAAACCGATTGTGAGACCGAAGCGGGAGATGTTATGATGCTAGGCGGTCACGCAGAGGTTACAAAATGTAACAAAGAGCTGTGCGATCAGGTTTTTGGTGTAGTAAGTGACAGTCCAGCGTTTTTAATGAATGCTCAAGCAGGGAATAATGACACACATCCTATGATAGCACTCAAAGGACGTGTGATGGTAAAATTAGTGGGCACAGGCAAAGCGGGTGACCGTGTAGTAAGTGCCGGAAATGGTGAAGCAAGGGTGGCAGAAATAGATGAATGTACCGCTTTTAACACCATAGGTAGGTTGATCAAACATAAATACAACGAAGAAACAACATTAACAGAATGTGTGATAGGAGTTAATTAACATGGCATACAGTGCAGGCGATACAATATTAGATGACGAATACAATGCATTCGTTAACAACAGTTCAAGTCCATTCGGATACAACCACTTTGCAGGAACAGGGTCGGCACAGTACGGATTAGGACAATCAGCAATTTCAACAGTTTCAGCGGGTGGTACAGTACAAGCCGCACAGTGGAACACATTAATGACAGGCATAGATGCAATCGCTAATCACACTAACGATACTATGACTTCAAGAGGAGCCGTGTCAGCAGGTAACACTATTGCTATTAGAGCGGCGGTTGCGGCAGACTTGGCAACACTAGCGGCTTCGGTTGCAGGTGGTAGTACAAGTGCAACAGCACTTACAACTTCAAGTGCAAAACAAACTTCAAGTTCAAGTTCAACTTGGACAGGTTCACACACGGTTGAGCATTCAGTAACTTTTTCAGACGCAAACAAAATGAGACACTTTTTTAACGCAGGTGGAAAAATTAGAGTTGCAAAATCAAGAACAGGTAACGGCGCAACAGGCGGTGGAGCAACTACTAAAGACTCT